TGCGCCAGCTGAAGCAGCTCGCGAAGGACGAGCAGGTTGCCGTCATTGCGCTCTCGCAGCTGAATCGCAAAGTCGAAGAGCGAAAGGGCAACGACAAGCGTCCGCAGCTCTCGGACTTGCGCGAATCGGGCAGCCTGGAGCAAGACGCGGACACGGTGCTGTTCGTGTATCGTCCCGAGATGTACTCGGACGAGGCCGAGGTAAAAGGCATCGCGGAGATCATCATCGGGAAGCAGCGAAACGGTCCGACGGGGATCTACAAGCTCGCTTTGGCCAAGGAATACGTGCGTTTCGCCGAGCTTGAACAGAGCGAGTTCGACGAGTACGATGGATTCCAGAACGGCATCCCCTGAGCGGTCTTTCCCGATGGCCAAACGCGACCCAGACGACGTCACGCTCTACGACCTGGATCCGAAGTTCCAGGACCGGCTCCTGAAGTGGCTCGTCAAAGACCACGTCGCCGTCGCGATCTTGCCGCTCCGTGAGGGCCGCTTCCAGATCACGTTCGACCCGGGTGACGTCGTCGAGACCGATTGGATCGAGGAAGCACTCAACCACGCGATGGGCTCGCGCTCTCGCACGCGGTACGTGAGCCCGGAGTTCGAGCATCGCGTGCATGCGTTCCTGAGCGAGTACGACGCGGGGCTCACGTTCATGGCGCTGCGAGCTGACCCCGAGCAGTTCGAGGTGATGATCTCGGACAAGCGCGGCGCCGTGGGCCGCACGACCGACGTGGACTTCGAGTTCGCGCTCGTCGTCGCCGAGGATGCGTTCCTCGGAGCGCAGCCGGCGCATCGGCTTGGAGCCGAGGAGCACGCGCTCTTGCAGCAAGCACTCGTGCCTCCGGCGCAGCGCGAGGACGAGCGCGAGGAGCAGCAGGAGCGCCTGCGCCGCGCGCTCATGGAGCCGCGGGCGGAGCTGGAAGCGAACCGCAGCGAGTCGTACGGCGCGTGGGTCGGCGACGTCGTGAACGCGCTCACGCCGCCGCCGTACTTCGACGACATCGCGCCCTTGTACTGGCGCCAGCTGTACCAGGCGGGCTTCTCGCCACGCGAGGCAGCGACCGAGGCCGAGGGCGCGTGGCTGCAGGAGCGCGGCTACGCGGGCAATGGGCAGCGCCCGCCGCCCCCGCCGCGAGTCGGTCACCCGCGCGTGCGGCAGCCGAGCGCGCTCGGGCATGCGAGCCGCATGGTGCGCTCATACGACGACAAGCCGTTCAATCCAGAAGCGCCGCGCGAGCATTACGCGAGGCCGCACCACTTCGCGGTGAACATGGATCCGGATGCAGCGCTCACTCGGTACTGGGAAGCTGTGGACGCCGGGGACATCGCCGAAGCGCGGGATGCGAAGTCCGACCTGATGGACTGGATCGAGCGCGGCGGCTTCGAGCCGGACTGGGAAGCGTCGGGGCACTCGCGCGCGGAGTTCTTGGCGCTCACCGGCGCGTCGATGCGCAGCCGTCACGGCTCGCCGCACGGCAGAGCGTCTTCGACGCGGCGCTAGCGATGGGGATGCGCCTCGTCCCCCGCCCCGTGCGTGACGTGCCGGGCTACCGGAAGAAGAAGTGGGTCGAGGCCCTGCTCACAAAGCAGGCTGCCATCGAGGACGTGCTCGAAGTCCCCATTGGTCGGATGCTCGGGTGCGGGCACTGGGGCTGCGTGTTCGAGAGCACGACGCCGTTCGTGGTGAAGTTCTCGATCGATCCGACCGAGGGCCCCATCTGGTCGAAGATCGTGGGCCTCGTGCGGGAAGAGCAGTACGGGGGCATGGGCTTCCCGAACATCAAGAGCATCACGCGGCTGATGCCGGACATCTCGCACAGCGGGAAGAAGCGAAAGGTCTGGGCCATCGTGCGCGATGGGCATCGAGCCCGTGTTCACGGATGTGCGCGGCTCGCTTCGCTTCAGTGAGTTCACTCGGGCCAAGTACAACCTCGCCGAGGGCGACTGGTTCGGGGACCTCGCGCGTAGCGGGCCCGACGGGAAGGATCTCGACGAGACGTTTGGAGCGCTCGGCAAGTACCGCACGGCGGCGACCGACTGGCACGTCTGGAACGCGCAGTGGCGCGGTCGCGAGTCAGCGGCGGCGAAAGCTGCGCGAGAGGACATTCGGAGCAGGTACGGCGTCTACAGCGGCGACGCCTCGGGGCTCCGCAACAAGATCGAAGAGAAGATCCAGCGCATCGCCGAGATGGGCTTTCAGGGTGGCGCGTGCGCGCCGCTCGGCGAGTCGCTCGCGATGCTCGCCTCGAACGGGGTGTATCTCCGTGACGTGCACCTGATGAACATCGGGTGGCACGTGCTGACGAGCACCAACGACTGGACGCGGCTCGTGGTGTTCGATCCCGGGCACACGCCGGCGGGGCCCGCGGCCGACATCGAGGAGACGCTCATCTCTAACGGCCGCGAGGCGCTGTGAGAAGCCCGCGTTACCTGAGCCTATGGCTCATCGACCAGTACATGTCTGCGGCCAGGAAGCTCGGCGTGTCGGCCGTGGCGCGCAGCCCGCGTGGCTTTATGACCGCGTACCGCCGTGCCGGCGGAGATCCGAATCGGCTATCGGATCACTGGGCGCGGAAGCGCGACAACTTCGTGTCGCGACACATGTCGCAAGTGAAGGCGCATGGTGAGCCGCTCTGGAAGGACGGCGTGCCAACGCGGCGGCACCTGGCGCTGATCATGTGGGCGTACTCCCCGACCCCGGCGCGGGTGGCAAAGCTCGCGTCGAGGATGTCGTGACAGAGACCCTCTTCGAGTTCATGGCGCGTGTCCGCGCCGAGCGCGAGGCGTTCGTCGCGAAGGTCACCCGCTCGATGAGGGAGACCGGCTCGTTCCTGGCGCCGATGCGCCACGGGAGCGGCTGGGTCACGCTCTTCCGCTCGACGCGCCCGAACGTGTCCTGGCAGGTGACGTTCTGGGAGGGGAACCCCGCGACGGATGAGAGCGCCGCGCCGACCGGGCACATCGACGTGCACGGCACCGTGGACGACGCGGCCCGGGAGATGATCGGGCTCGTTCGCCGCTGAATCGCACTTCCCGGTTGACGAGGCCCCCGCTGCTGGCTAGCCTGGCTATCCACATGGGAAGCAGCCGTCCGGAAGCGGACACGAGCAAGCTCGAAGCCGACGTCACGCCGTGGTGGTGGGCGCCGTACTGGGACGCGCGCATGCCTGAGATCCAGAGGGCGCTGCGCGTGCTCACGTCGATTCGTCACGTCGAGGTGACGGGGATCTCCATCTCGCGCTCGGGGCTCAAGCTCACGATGGCGGTGACGCTGCGGACGGACATGGCGAAGCTGGAGCAGGAGGCGGCGGACCTCCACTGGTTCTTGGACGAGATGGTCAAGCTGCCGGTGGCGCAGACGGAGATGGTGAACTGAATGGCGACCGACGAGGCGAATGTCACCGGGTGGTACGAGCTGATCTCCCGCCACGGAGAACGACAGTTTCTGTTCCTCGTTGTTCTTGGGAGAAGCGCGCTGCCGGGCCACGGCGGCGCCACGCTCGCCGAGCTGAGGGAGCTATACGAATCCTCCGGCGGCCGCGTCCAGCGCCTGGTCGCGCCCTTCGAGGAGCGAGCGGAGGCGACTGACGAGGCGAGGGGCTTCGAGGAGATCGGGCGCGAGGTCGAGCGCCTCTGGCAGAGGGCCCAGCAGGAGAAGCACGTGCACGCACGGCTTGGTCAGGACGTGGACACGCTGATGACGTGGGGCTCTGAGGCGCGTCGCGCTGCGCGCCGTCTCGGGGCCGAGTGGCAAAGGAGCGGGTGAGCGGCATGAAGACACAAGAAGACGTGCTCGCAGCAGTCAAAGGCGGGCGAGAATCGGATTGCATCGACGGTCGCGACTACGCGCGGCTCTCGGAGTTCTTTCCGGCAAGCGAGGTTCCAACGTTCGGCTTCGAGCTGAACGATGGCGCTGCGCCAACGTGGAGGCAGCGAGAGTGGACGCCGTCCACCGTCATGGAGCAGCTCCGCGCGGACGTGGCCTTCGGCTTCGAGAAGGCGATCGACAAGCGCGGCATCTCCGCGAACGCCATGTTCTACGTCGTTCGCATGTGGCTCTGGATCCTGGAGGACGAGCTGTACCAGGAGGAGCCGACGGACGAGGGGTACGCGCACTACGGGCTTCCGCTGCTCAAGGCCGTCGCGGTCAAGTTCGGGTTCCCGAACGCTATCGGGGACGACCTCGGCAGCGAGCCCAAGTACTCCTCGGAGGGCGAGAGCTGATGTCGCCTCGGGACATGCGTCAGGTCGAGGTCTACGACTGGGTGTGCTGCGCGTTCGGGGCTCCGAACGCCAACGACATCACCGAGCGCGTCCTTCGTCTCTTCGAGGAGACGGTGGAGCTGGCTCAAGCTGAGGGGCTCGACCCCGAGCGGCTTCGCGCCATCGTCGCTCACGTGTACGGCAAGCCGCCGGGAGACGCCGCGCAGGAGGTGGGCGGCATCGAGCTAACGCTCCTCGCGTACTGCTCGGCCAAGGGGATCTCGGCCGACGAGTGCGAGGCGGCCGAGCTGGCGCGCGTGCTCGCCATCGACCCGGAGCACTTTCGCCGCCGCCAGAACCTGAAGGCGGACGCTGGTATCGCCGAGCGGACGGAGGAGCCGTGAGCGACGACATTCCCCAGCTACCGCTGCTCCAGGAATTCTATCAGGAACTCATCCGTGCGAGCATGCACTTCCGGAACCTCGGGCTCCGCGAGACGCACCGCGCCTCGGCGTTCCTCGTCTCCGGACTTGCCGTCGCGGACATCCTGTCCCAGGCGGACGGAGGTCGCACCCTCAACGAGGAGGAGTTCGTCGAGTTCGCGCGCATGATCCATCAATCCGTTCGGAAAGGGCTCGGTCCCGGAGGGCCGCCATCGTGAAGATCGAACCCGGCATGCGCGTCGCGGCCCCTCGCGGGTCCTCGTGCTCGGCGTGGTCGAGGGAGAGAGCGACCAGTCTCCCGAGAAGACCAGCTCCCGCACGCTCGCGTACCGAGACCGCGCGGACGCGGGGCTGGTCGAGCAGCGGGTCTGGGCATGCGTCGAGGAACGCTTCTCTGACGACTGGCCCTCGCGCCCGGGCACGAAGTGGCGCGTCCCCGAGTGCGACATCATGGAGCTGCCAGAGGGCTACGAATGAAGAAGTGTCGCAAGGCGTTCAAGATCGACGGTGAGCGCAAGCCATGGCACTGCGTGAAGGCACGCGGGCACCGGGACGGTCACTACGTCGAGAATGACGACGGGTCGGCGGGGATGGCCGTCCGGCAGACCAAGGAAGAGCTGGCGCTGCAGAGCGCAGAGGATCCCGCCCCGAGAGTATTGAATTCCATCCCGTACAAGGTCATCTGCATCTCGCTCTACGTCGAGGACCTGCGCGAGCTGGATAAGAAGGTCGAGCGGCTGAAGGCATTCGGCCTCTATCGCGCGAACCGGAGCATGCTCATCCGGTATGCGCTCTCGAAGGTTGCGCCGGAGTCCGTCGAGCAGCACGAGCTGTATCGGAGGCCCGAATGATCCGAACCGCCATCGGCGTCGATCCCGGCTATGCGACGTTCGGCATCGCGTGCCTCACGCGCGGCTCCGAGCAGCGCTGGAGCGCCCCCTACGTGAGGCTCGTGACGACGCCCCCCTCCATGCCGTTCCACGAGCGGCTGCACGTCATATACAAGGCGCTCTACGAGGTGCCTCCGGAGATATTCCACGTCAGGAAGTCCGAGACGGTGATCGCCTGCGAGAGCCAGACGGGCACACAGGAGGGGAAGCGCCGGAAGGGGCTTACGAACGTGGAGGCGCTCCTCGTGCAGCAGGTCGTCGGGATGGTGCGCGCCTACGCTTACCTCTACGGCACCCACTTCATCGAGCCGACGCCCGCCCAGGTGAAGAAGGTGCTCATGGGCATCAAGCAGACCGCGACGAAGGCCCAGGTGCAGCGGGCCGTGCGGGCCATCGTGAACGGGCTTCCTGACGACATGAGCGAGCACGAGAGCGACGCGGTCGGGACGGCGCTCGCGGGCGCCAGGATGGCGGGCGTACGGGGGAAGGGGAGCACGTGAGCGCCGAAGACATCCGCGCACTCACGACGCTCCAGAACGGCTGCACCCTGCCGTCAGACCAGAGCTACGTGCGGATGTCGCCCCGTGTCTACCGGTGGCTGAAGCGTAGCATCATGAACGGGCACAACATCTACTCGCGGCTGGCGGAGAGCCCCGACCCGGTGTGGCCAGCGAACAAGCGGAAGGACGCGCCGAAGCGGGCGCATCGCGTCCGAGAAAGAGAGCAAAGAACATGAGCGACGGATACAGGTTCACGGTGACGGAGGACGCGCTCGGCGTCGTGGTCGAGCTGCACGGGCCGGGGATGCCGCGGCACGCGAACACGCTGCATCTGCTCCAGCTCACGAACAGCTGGGCGCAGGGCATCATGCAAGAAAACCGCGGGCTCTATCCCGCGCGAGAGGCTCGCCGGTTTCAGTCGCTGCTAGACTCCGCCTACGAGGCCGGCAAGCGAGCGCGCTCCGAGGAGATCAGCGAGCTGCTCGGAACGGGGAAGCGATGAGGTTCCTCTGCTGGGTCCCCGACGACGGGGAGGAAGAAGCGGACGCCGTGCCCCGTGATGGGTCGAGCGCGCAGTACGTCGCTTCTCAGCTCGCCGAGGAGCGATACGAAGGCGGCACCTACGAGGTCATCGTGCACGTCGTCGAGCCCGACGGGGAGCTGACGGTCTGGGGCTGCAAGCCCGCGCCGTCCGTCGAGTGGCACGTGCGCCAGGTGAAGGTGGACGATGACGCTTGAGTTCACGTGTTGGATCCCCGGAGGGGGCGAGAGCGAGCAGGACGGCCGCGTCGTGAAGGCCGTGAGCGCGCAGGGTGCCGCCTTCGCCCGAGCGCGTGATCCGCTGGAGGAGGCGAAGGAAGAGGAGGCCGTCGAGGTCCATGTCCGTGCCCCGTCTGGGGACGTCACGAAGTGGCACGTGTGGTACGTGACAGCGCGCTCACTGCGGTCGGAGCAGGTGGTCTGATGCGCGTGGAGATAATTGGCCTCTGGCGTTGGGAGAGCCCGCACCGGCGTCGTCGCGTGACGAAGCGACGTCTCGCTCGCGTGAAACGGTTCTTCGTGAAGAACGTGAAGCGGGCGCGCGGCGACTATTTCGTGTACGCGACGGTTGCTGCCTTCGGCGCCAGGTACTTGCCGCGGAACGCTCGCAAGAATGGAGGCGCCCCGTGATCAAGTGGACGCCTGAGATGATCGCGCAGCCGCGGTCGAGCGCGGAGGCCTCCGGGCCGTCGGGGGAGGTCGAGCGCTGGCTCGTTGCTCACGCCTCGGACTATCGCGTCATCTGCGTGGTGTGGGAGCGAGGCTGGTTTGCCGCGCGCGAGAGGGCCGAGTGGTATCTGAAGATTCGGCGTGACGACCTCCTGCTCGTCCCGATGCCACTCTGGCCCGAGGAGAAGACGCTGGAACACCCCTGGTCCGCGGTGATGCTGGCGGAGCGGCTCGGCTTCACTATGTACGAGGGCGTCACAGGAACGCGAGGCCAAGAGTGAGCGATTCTCGCAACAGGCGGATGGTCCGCATCTACGAGGAGCGGCTCGTAGACTCAGTCGAGACGTTCCTCTCCCAGCTCTACCGGGAGCCGTGGAGGCATTCTGAGGAGATGTTCCCTCACGCGCGATGGGAGGCGCTGCGCGGTACGGCCGATTGGATCCAGTGGGAGCTGACCCATCTCTGGGGAGCCAAGGTTGCCGTGCTCATCGAGGAGTGGAAGCCGTGACGCTCAGCGGCGACCTGATGCCGCTCAGCGAGCCGTACATCGCGGAGCTACGCGCGCGCATCAAGACGCTCGAAAAAGAGAAGGCCGAGCTGATGAAGGCGGCCGGCAAGGTGATCGCCGAGCTGAAGGCGAAGCACGAGGGTACTCAACGAAAGCTCACGCGGGCGCTCGCCCGCATCGACAAGCTGCTGGAGGAGATCTGAATGGCCTACGAAGTGAAGATTCTTGCTGACTCGGTGAGCCCTGCGGGGCACCGGCTGACGACGTGCATGGGAACGTTCCCGCGCCTGATCTTGGCCGAGGTGAACACGACCCGGCAGTTCGGGAGGAACAGCGCGTCGTCCCGCGCCATCCCGGTCGCGAAGAAGATCGCGGCGGTCGAGGAGGACATGTTCATCCCCGCGGCCTTCGGGAGGAACCAGAAGGGGATGCAGCACAGCGAGGTGCTCTCCGGTGACGAGGCCGAGGCGGCCCGCGCCCGCTGGGTCGCGCTCGGTCGCGCCGCCATCGAGACGGCGCGAGAGCTGGCGGACATGGGTGTGCACAAGCAGTACGCGAACCGCGTGCTCGACCCCTGGTCCTGGCACACGGCGATCATCACGGCGACCGACTGGGACAACCACGAGCACCAGCGGGTGAACCCCGCGGCGATGGGGGAGTACCAGGTGTTCGCGTCGATGCTACGGGACGCGCGGAACGCGAGCGCGCCGGTGCAGCTGAAGCCCGGTGAGTGGCACCTCCCGCTCGTAGAGCGGATGTGGATGCGCGACACGGCGGGCGGAGCCAAGGACGTCGGGGAAGCGTACTGGCTCACCGTGAACGGCTTCGACCCGGTCAAGGTCAGCGTCGCGCGCTGCGCTCGCGTCTCTGGCCTCACGCACGAGGGGAAGCGGGACCCGGCGGCGGACGTCACGCTCTACGACGACACGCTCGCGGCGAAGGGGCACATGAGCCCGCTGGAGCACGCGGCGCGTCCGATGGACGAGGACGAGCTGAAGTGGACGCGCGCGTACGACGTATCGCTGGTCAATGGCCCGACGCTGCGCACCGCTCGGTTCCGGGACGAGCCGCCCGCGGTGGGCACGAGCATCGTCCTCTACTCCGGGAGGAAGGCGACCATCGCTCGCGTGCGCGGCCCGCTCCACTACGCGGGTCCGTTCAACGGATGGATCTCGCAGCGGCAGCTGGTGCACGGTGAGGAGGACATCCTCGGGTACCGGGGAGCACACGGCTGATGGACGCCCCCACGTCTCCTGGTGACGTCTGGCGCTACCAGGGTAAGTTCTACTTCGTGGTGGAGGTGATCCATTCCACCAATCAGCTGATTCGCATGCTGCACCCCGGAGGGCCAGAGATGGGCTTCTCCACGCGGAGCGACACCTGGCTTTACCAGGCAGAATACGTCGGTACATTCGCGTCGCTCTGCGACGGCCTCATCGCGCTCTGCACGCCGCCGCCCTGGCTCGACGACGAGGTCGAGCGTCTGAACCCGGTTTCCGGCGGCCGCTGGCTCTGCCTCCCCGTCACGGCTGCCGAGGGTGAGGACACCCGTCTCTCGTGCCTCTGCTGCGGTCTCCCGCGAGCAGGGTTACCGCGCAGCGTGTTCGGCTTCCCTTCGGGCTCGCATCTCGGCTCATACCTCGGGCCTCGGGTCGAGTACCTCGTGTGCGTGCGCAATCACGGCACGACGACGTGGCGCGGGCTGCACAAGGCGTGCTGGGAGCAAAACCGCGACGCGGTGAATCCGCTCGTCGAGCTGACCGAGACGCGCGCCACGCTCGACGTCGCGAACCGGCTCATCGGCGAGGCCGCGGACGAAGCGAGCTTTCTGGACGAGGCCCTGTCGCGAGCGGAGGCTAAGGTCGAGCGGCTCTATCGACGAGGCGCCGACACGACGGCAGCGCTGCACGACGAGCGAGCAGCGCTGGGGAATCTATGTCGGCTATCGGTAGCTGTCGTCGCGGACGACGACGCGGAAATTCTTCGTCTCCGAAACCGTGTCTCGGAATTGGAAGACGCGCTGGCGCACGAGCTGCGCAACGTGGCAAGCCTGACAGGAGGACCAAATGTCTGACGACCAGAAGTTCGACCCGGTACAGAAACCCAAGCACTACAACCTGCACGTAAGCGGCGTCGAGGCGATCGAGATCTGCGAGTACATGGCGTTCAACGCGGGCAACGCCTTGAAGTATTGCTGGCGTGCCGGGCTCAAGGGCAACGAGGTTGAAGACCTCCGCAAGGCGCTCTGGTACATCAAGCGCGGGCAGAGGCAGATGTCGATCTGGCAGCGGCTCGTGCGTCACCTGCAGCGCGTCGTGAAGCCGGAGCTGTTCAGCGACGACGAATGGCAGATCCTTACCGAGATGCCAGCGCTCGTGTTCATGGCCAAGGTCATCGAGGCAGAGCCGGACGGCCTGCTCGCGCGGCTGTTCACCAGGCTGAATCTCAAGCACTGGGAGAAGGTGGTGACCGACGAGATCGCGAAGAGGACGCAAGCGTGACCGACGTTCGCGTGCAGCGGTGGACGGTGCTCTCGCGCACGACCGATGGAGACGGACACGTCAAGCGTGGCGAGGCCGGCTACAGGCGCACGGCGAAGCCGCAGGAGGAGCGCCGCGAGCGCGTACATCGCTTCGAGTCGCGTCTCCGCGTGTGGCTCACCTGGGGCTGGGACGGCGGCAGCGAGACGCCCGTATCGGTGGAGCTGTTCTCGGTGCGCACGGGGCGGTGCATCGGGAACCCGAACTGGCTCATCCACTCCGGGGAGCTGAAGGGGCTCCGAAAGCTCGCTCGCGCAGCCTTCCCCGCGGAGCCCAAAAAGAAGAAACCAGCAGCCGTTCCAGCGGAGACGCCTCCGGCTTGCGCAGACGGCTAGCCTGAGCGATCCTTGAGCCATGTCCGACTTCGATGACGCGATCCGGGCCATCGCGAAGGCGAGAAAGATGTCCGTCGAGGAGGTGCAGAACGAGCTGCTGCAGGGCGCGCTCGGCGGCGCGCCTCCTCCGCCCGCTCACCATGAGCCCGTGCCGTCGCGTGCGATCGCACGCTCGGGTAGCGGGGACGCGAGTGGCGCCGCCGTCGCGCGCACGCGCGCCGAGGCTGTCGAGCGCCACCAGTCGCAGTCGTTCCCCGGCTCTCCCGTCGTGCGCTACCAGGACGAGCCCGAGTCTGCTGAGGAGGCGATGGAGCGCTGGTACGAGGAAGAGGCGGAGCTGCCCGACGGTGTGCATGGCCTCGGTGGACAGACGGCGGGCGGCATCTTCGGCGACGGCGCGATCGCGACGTCGATCTACGACCCGGCGGCGATGGGGCGAACTGACCAGCGTGTTGGTCAGAAGGCGAACATCAAGATGTTGAGCCTCCTGGAGAGGATCGAGGCGCGTCTCGACGCGAGTGAGCAGCCGCGCGGCGCGCTGCCCGGTCGCGCGGCCCCTGCGCTCCCTCGCGGGAGACGCCCGCGTGAGTAAGCCGATCACGTTCACGAGATCGGCGCCTGCGGAGTTCGGGCTCCTGACGGTGAAGACGGGGCGTGGCACCCGCACGGTCCCCGGCACCGACAACCTGAAGCCGGGGGACACGGAGTGGGCGACGGACGAGGACCTGCATGATGCGGGCTACGTGCCCGTGAGCGAGGTCGCTCGACTGGAGACGCAGGTGCGTGCTCTCCTGGAGTCGCTGACCCATACGGAGGATCCGTTCCTTACGCTGCGGGTGCGTACCGCAGCGGCGGACGTCAGGGCGCTGCTGCTGGCGCTCGAACAGCTCTGCGCTAAATAACAGTCACGGTAAAACGTTCCCCATGCAACCGCGCCGAACCAAGGCCGAACGTCACGCCGGAGTCCGCAGGGCTCCAGAGGGGAAGGCGTGGTGCGCTGGGCATCTTGCGTGGCATGACGAGACGGAGTTCTCGCTCGACAGTCGCTACGGTCGGCAGCGGTACTGTACGCGCTACCACGCGGAATACATGAGGACCTATCGCCGAGGGAAGCGGCTGGCGAAGATGCCGGAGCGCGTCGAGAGCGCAATGGAGCGCCTTGCTGCGAAGAAGTACAGCGACCGATGATGTTCGCGGCGGGCATGTTGATCATCGCCGAGACGACGGGGCGAGTCCTCCTCCTCAAACGCGCTGACGGCGAGGGTTGGGCGACGCCGGCCGGCATGCTCGAACCGGGCGAGCGCGGAGCGGACGCGGCGCGTCGTGAGCTGGACGAGGAGACAGGCTTCTCGGCGGACCTGACCACCTTCGCGGACACACACCTGCTCGTGCGTCTCGGTGACGGCGACGTGATGAGCGTCCCGTGGCAGGAGGTCTACGAGGTCCCGGACGACGCGACGTTGATCTACGAGATGTTCGTGTGCACAGTGCGCGAGCAGTTCGAGCCGACGCTCAATGCCGAGCACACGGAGTGGATGTGGGCTCGCCCGCTCCCGGGCCCGCACCTCCACCCTGGAGCCGACTGCGCCATCCGCTGGCTGATGAAAGAGTACGGGTAGATAGATGCACGAAAATATTTGGGTTGCTCTCACCTTCGCCGCGTTGGGGTTCTTCTTGGGATGGGCACGCGCCCGCGGTCGCATCGTGGCGCTGACGACTGCGCTGGAGGGCGTGAGCCAAGCGGCGGCCGACGCGCAGTCAGCGGCTGAGCAGCTCGCGGCGCTCGCAACTCTGCACGAGCGTCGGGCCCGCGAGTTCTTCTCCATCATCGAGGGCATCGAGAAGGAGCGCGACGGCTGGCAGGGCTTTCACCTCCGGTCGAGTTCCGCCGCGGGGGCGGCTCAGGCCTGGATGATGCGGGAGCTGCAGCGATTCTCGTTGGAAGTGAACCGGAGGGGGGAAGAGCTGCGAAAGCTCGGTCATCCGGCGTCGCTGATGGCGGTAGATCCGAGGCTTGTCGAGGCGATCGAGGGCTTCGACGAGGGCGCGAAGCAGACGCTCCCGCGGGCTCCGGGCATGGATGCGGCGCGTCTCGTCGACCAGGCCTCCGAGGCCTCACCGAGCCCCTCTCAATAGGCAGGCCCCTCACGGTAGGGACGACTTGCTCTTGGTCGCCCCTGTGCTTACCGTGTCGGGATGTCCGATGAGCCTGGAGAAGGGCGCGACGTCGCCCAGCCGGATGAGACTGTCCTCGAATCGCAGGAGCCGAGCGAGGACGCTGAGACCGAGTTCAGCCCGTTCGACGAGGTGCTGGACCTGTTCAAGCCCGGCCCAGCTATGCGGGTCATGGGCGCGGACGGGCTCCCCACGACGGTCGACACGACGACGGAGAGCGACATCCCCGTGCTCTCGAAAGAGACGCTCGTCTGCATGGAGGACGCGTCGAAGTTCGTGCTGCGAGACCAGTGGGGGCGCATCACGAAGGAGTACGAGCCGAGCCAGGTAACGCGGCAGCCGAACGGCAAGTGGACCGTGGAGGCTCCCCCGCAGTCGGACGCGCTTCGTGATGCCGTGGCGATCATGACTGGCCAGAACCTCATGGAGGTCGAGCCCATCCGCCCGCAGTGCCGTCACTACGTGCGGCAGAAGGGCAGCTACCATCTGAACCAGAAGCACTTCAAGGTGTACCGCCTCTGCAGTGCGCGCCGCACGACGGAGGGGACGTTCATGACGGTGAGCGACACGGGCGTGTGGGCGTGCGACATGCGCGACCCGTACGACGTGGTGACCGGTGCTCACCTCGAAGGCTTCGACAGGATGAAGATCGAGCAGGGCGCGCAGCGCGTGCACCTGCCTCTGATCGGCAACGGAATTTTCGACGAGCCGAAGACGAAGGAGACCGGACCCCAATGAGTGAAGCGATCCAGAAGGTGACCGACCCCGAAGTGCCCGAGGGCGACGATCCCGATCCGGACACGGACGCGGAGTACCGCGCTCTCTACGCGGACGCGCAAGAGGGGACCGAGCGGCTCGCGATGCTCGCGAAGAGTGCGAAGGACTCCGGGCATCCGGA